TTGATGGTGTAAGGAGCTTTGAGGCATAGCAATTAGCACACATTAACGTGCCCTAATTGCGAGGGGCATGAAAAGGCCCGCCGTCCAGTGGAGTCAGGGACGCGACGGGATGGCTCTTATTTCATGACGTCTCCGAATTTGTCATATCCAAGCATTGTTGCTTGCCAAAATTCAATTCGTTCGGTGGATTGGTAACCAATTTGGTATAGACCCAATCCGCAAGATTCAATAGAGTTGACCATGTATTCGCCTGTTGGGAGTGTGACTATCATTCCTACTGAGAGGTCAGCGACTTGGACCATGCGCCTCATTCTTCAATCTCCGTTTCTTCATCGCCAACGAATATCCAAAACCTGTCTACTAGTTCTATGGACATCCATGAACCATTGGTGAAGTGGTAGTTACCGCGCTTGCTCACATAGTCGACGGCGATATAGCGCATGGTTCCGTCTACGAATGTGCTTTTGAGGGTGTCCCCTATTTTGTATTTAGCCATTGTGTTACTTCCGCGTCGTGCACGAATGTTGCGCGCCCATAGTGATGTGCATTGACAGGCATGAAGAATATTTCCGTGTCTCCGCATTCGTGGCGAATGACGAGCTCAACGGAGCATCGCCCGTAATGCGCGAATTCGATGATGTCGTTTGGCTTGAGGTCTTTTACTTCCGTGGTGACAGGGTATTCTGTGGCCGGTTCACGATAGTGGATTGAGTCACTGTCTTTGATTGCTTGAGGGTAAAGGCTGTTCACATCGTAAAGCCCTGGCTTGACCGCTTGCCGTGCCCATTGCTCGTATCGCCCGTACATGCTGTTGAACCGCATTTTGAAGTTTGCAATCCGGATGCGGAGTTGCTTGTTTTCTTCAACGAGCCGCTGATTGTCCTGGCGTAGCTTGTTGCTGTATTCCATTTCGATGGACAACAGGCGACCCAAATCGTCGCACGCTTTGTCTAGTTCAGCGATTTGTTTCTTGGATGATTTGCGCATTAGGGTTGTTTCCTGTCTTTTAGCCAGATGACGAGTACGACGGCGTTTGCGATGAAGTATGCGGCGAAGCCCAGACCGTTCATAGTGACCAGAATTTCGATTCAGCGGCGTGCTGTTCGGCGCTGTCGGTGTGGACCCAGTCCTGATTGTAATCGTCCCAGTGAATGGGCTTTTCGCATATGAGGCAGTTAGTCATTTGCCTGACCTTTGCTCGTAGTGGTGTAGTGCTAGTACTGCTTTCATGTACATGTATAGTCTAGCATGCGTGGGATGGTGTTTGAATGATTTACGGGCAACAATAAGCCACACGTTCAATAACTCATACATTGACTTGCCAAAAGTAGCAAACCATGTGGCCGGACACGAAACACTCACCATGTCTACATGTGCATTTCACACGTGGTAGCTCTATGTAGCACACTTTTCTACTCAGATTACGTAACTCGCGCTTAGACATTGGCGTCTAACACTTGTTCCATGGCGCTGTACCTGGCTGATGTGGTGATCCATCGCTGTGTGTGTTCTCCGTCAATGACTTCAACGGTGTGTCGGTGTAGCCACCAGTGCCCAACAATGGGGTGACGCTCCAACACAGTCCACAACGGGCCACCAGGAGACAAGCGTACGTGCATGCCGCGCTGCACCTTGCGTGCGGGGATGCCGGTTAGCTGAGCCATGATCCGTCCTCTGCTTCATCGTTGATGTGGTCAATGGCTTCCTTGACTGCTTCCGCGTCCACGTTGGTGAACTGGATTGTATGTACGTTGAACTCTTCATCAACGATGCTGATAATCACTAGCTTATTGATTGTCTTTGCCATGGATTTATTGTCCCCCATAATCCGTACTTGCACAAGATGTGAAACCTGTGTAGTGTCCTACCTATCGGCACATCGCCGGTACCACCAAACCTTTGAAAGGGTAACCCATCATGGCACCAGTCAAGGCAACTGAAACCGTCGAAACCCCGTCCGCCGAAGTTGAGGTTTTTGAGGGCGACTCGTCGGCATCCACCGACGTGAAGCTGGCAATCCAGGAGTTCCGTTCCGGCGATGCTGGCATCATGTCCACGTTCACCGGAGATGATTTTTTCAGCGTCGCCAAGGAACAGCTTGCGGCTACGTCGAACAGCATCCCCATCAGCGACCACCTCAAGGAAACCATTCTGCTGGACAACTTTGTCATCCAGCCTGTGGAGATTCCGAACGAAAAGACAGGCGAGCTCTCCCAGTCCGCCCGTGTCACGCTGGTGGATTCCACCAACAAAAAGTCGTACCATGGCACGTCCATGGCGCTGGTCAACAGCTTGAAGCAGATCGTTGCAGCGCTCGGGAACCGTCTGCCAGGGGATTGGGCAGAGCCGTTGCCGATCCAGATTCAGGAAGAAAAGTCCCGCTCTGGCTACAGGTTCTTCAAGATCGTTGTGGTACTGTAACGCTCACAACGGTCTTATAACTGAAAGGGGGTGGCCCGTCTCTGGGAGGGACGGGCCATTCTTATGCCCAATATTCATGATTTGCGGCGTCTTGCGCTGCAAAGGCACAAAGCCGCCACGCGCAAGATATCCAGGACCAAGGCCGGTAACGGCGTTGAGATATCAGGTAGTGATGTTGACCCGCGCAAGTCATTGGATTTCATCAGGTCAGCTACGTCAAAGCAGCTTCAATCTTATGTGAACAAGCTGGACAGATTCAATAACAGGTCTGTCCAGTTTGTGCCTGACGCTGAGATGCGCCCCATGAAGAAAAAGCTTTGGGAAGATTACCGGCAAGCTGAAGCCGCTCGCAACGCAGCCATTGATGCCAATTACGTTGACTTCAAGGATGTTGTGATTGGGCCGATAGGCCAGACAGTTGACGAGCGCATGCATCAGATCACGCCCTTGCATCCCCACATGGCGAACATGGAAACACAGTCGCCTTATGCCAAGCGTGAGTTGTCCAGCCGCAATGTTGCGAGTGAGCGGAAGCTACAGGCTTTGATCAAGCTTCGCAAGGAACAGGCAACATCCAGGCATCAGCAAGAGGTCTTAAAGTCACAGCGCAAAGCATCCATTGACATGGCTATTACCATTGGCGATTACGAGCTTATAGAAAAAATTGTCGCACTGTCTGACAAACAATTTGCTTTGGCATGGAAGTACACACGCATGTCGTCACACCTAAAAACAGACTACGAGTTTTATAAAGATGCGCTATCAGGGCGCAAGGGTGTGACCAATAGTGAAATGGCCGCAAATGAACTTGATGCGGTGAAAAAATATCTTGATTGGGCGCGTGACGTGAAATTCGTTCAAAAGAGCATGAAGCCTGACATGGCTACCAAGCCATTGAAGCCGAAGCAACCCAAACAAAAGAAACGGAAATAGTTCACTCCACAACTGGGGGACATAATTGAAGATTTACGTGGCAGACTTTGAAACCACGACAGACCCGCTTGACTGTCGTGTATGGGCATGGGGGATGGTTGACATTGAAAAGGCCAGGTCAGGCTGGCACGTTGCGATAGACAAGACAATAACGTCTTTCTTTCGCCACGTTGAAAAGCTCGGTTCAATAGTCTGCTACTTCCACAATCTACGCTTTGATGGGTCATTTATCATTGATTCATTGTTTCGCATGGGTTATCGACACGTCCAGGACAATCCAAGGCGCGGAGAATTTACCACCCTGATTAGTTCCATGGGTCAGTTCTATTCAATGACTGTCAAATGGATGGATGGCGCTAAAACAGAATTTCGCGACAGCGCCAAGAAATTGCCTATGCAGGTTTCACAGATTGCCAGTGCCTTTGAACTGTTTGAAGCCAAGGGCGACATTGACTACCATGCGTACCGACCTATTGGGCATGAGATTACACGCGATGAACGTAAATACATCATCAATGATGTACTTATTGTTGCGAAGGCGATCAAGCAACAGCTTGATTCTGGTATGACAAAGTTGACCATTGGCGCTGATGCCCTGGCGGAATACAAGTCGATCACAGGCAAGACGTTCAACGCAATGTTCCCCATCCTGTCGGACACAATGGATGCTGAAATACGGCAAGCGTACCGGGGCGGCTTCACCTTTGTTGCCGAAAGATTCCGTGGCAAGAAAACACGGTCCGGTAAAACATTTGATGTGAATTCCTTGTATCCGTCAGTCATGTATCACAAAGTGTTGCCGTACGGTGAACCTGTTTATCAGGAAGGACTACCCAGGAAAACCAAGCGTTATCCGCTGTTTATTGTGTCCATCACTTTTACGGCTAAGTTGAAGAAAGACCATGTCCCTTGTATTCAGGTGAAGAATTCCAGATTCAATGAAGTTGAGTATCTAACATTGATTGATGAACCTGTCACACTGGCATGCACCAACGTGGATTTGGAATTGTGGCAGGACCACTACGATATGGACATCCTGTCCTATAACGGCGGCTGGTCTTTCACAGGCATCACGGGGGTGTTTGATGAATACATTGACAAGTGGATGGAAGTGAAAGCGAACAACACGGGCGGTTTGCGCGTCCTGGCGAAACTGCAACTCAATTCGCTGTACGGCAAATTCGCTACCAATCCGGACGTGACCCCCAACATTCCCCGTCTTGAGGATGACATCGTGAAATATAGTCTGGGGGCGGAAGAGAAACGGAATCCCGTCTATACGGCCATGGGGGTGTTCATCACAGCCTATGCGCGGGAAACAACGATCAGGGCGGCACAGGACCACTATGACGTGTTTGCTTATGCCGATACTGACAGCCTTCACCTGTTGACGGACGACATGCCGACCACGCTGGATGTGCACAAGTCACGGCTGGGTGCGTGGAAGCATGAGTATGACTTTTATGAGGCGTTCTTTGCCCGTCCGAAAGCTTACAGCGAGCTAGCCGTACCCAAGGTGCCGTTCGCACCGCATTATGAGACCCACATTTCGGGGATGCCGACAAAGGTAGCCAACACGCTAAAGATTGAAGATTTCACGAGTGGACGCGAGTTTTCCGGCAACTTGAAGCAAAAGCGCGTACCGGGCGGGGTGGTATTGGTTGACAGCGGATTTACTTTGAAGTTCTGACAGGGTAAGGTTGAAACATCAGGGAGGGAAAATCTCTCCCAATTGTCAGCCGGAACTTCCGGCATGAAAGGTAAGATCATGGCACCGAAGGCATCCACTCCCGTTGAATCGACCAAAGGCAAGCAGCTACAGGCCACTGTCCCCCAGGACGTGTGGGATGCTTTTGATGAGCATCACTGGGAAAAGCGAACTGATCTTGTGGACATCGTCCGGACCGCGCTTGTTGAATATGGACAGCGTCAGGGCTTCCTCAATGAAGAGGGCAAGCCAAACCCCAAGCCGTGATCTAGGAATTTAGTTTGTTCGGGTATATCATCTGATTGTTGCCCTTGATCGGGACAGGTGATATCGCGGCTCGTAACACAGCACTCGTTCAACTATCCTAGGTCCGAATAGAGTAGGGCATCCGGCATAGCTGGGTGCCCTATTCGCCTTTAGAAAGGAATTACCATGGCCGATTTTGAAGAACTTTTGACCGCATTGCAAAACCCTGGCGAAGATGGCCCAGGGGAAACGATTTATGACGATTTGCGGGCATCCTACAATGACCGCGTATCCGCTGGGGATGCCAAAGTTGCTGAATTGACGGCATCCGGTGAAGCGTCCACAGCGGAAATTTCCAAGCTCAAGTCACACAATTATGACTTGCTGCAACAGGTTCAGCGTGGGAATCCTCCCACGGTGAATGGCCGCATGGAATCATCCAGCGCGGAACCTCTCAAAGAGGTTACACTAGACGACATCATCAGCTACGAATAAAGGATAGGTAAATGCCGGTCTCCGCAATTCCCACATACAAACCGACTTCCAATCAGGACTTGCTCAACGCTCTGCGTGCTGGCTTGTCTGACCAGTATCAGGCACGGATTCCGGCGGTCACCAAAGCGTCCATTCAGGATGCCATCCAGACACTTATGGAGGTGCCTGTCCTCAAGAATGAGTTTGTTGATGCGCTCGTGAACCGCATTGGCTTGGTCATTTTCCGGTCCAAGATTTGGCGTAACCCGCTGGCGTCCTTCAAGATTGACCCCATCCAGTGGGGCGCGGTCATTGAGGAAGTCCAGGTAGGCTTGCTTGAGGCCAAGGTTTATGATCCTGACCGTGATTACATGGAAAAGGAACTTTTTGGCCGCGAGCTTCCGCCGGTAGAGACGGCTTATCACAAGATCAACCGTCAGAACTACTACAAGGTCACCATCAATGACAAGATGCTGCAACGCGCATTCTTGAATGATTTTGGCCTGTCTCAGATGGTCACCAACCTGATGAATTCGCTGTACAACTCTGACAACAACGACGAGTTCCTGTTGACTTGCTCCCTCTTTGCGGAGTACGCACGCAACGGCGGTTTCTTCAAGGTCCACACACAGGATGTTGCATCCGACGAGTCCGGCGAAGCCCAGGCAAAAGCCCTGCTACGTCAGGTACGGGCCATGGCCGGTAACCTTGAATTCTTTTCCCCGCACTACAACGCAGCCGGTCTGCCGACGTATGCGGCACAAGAGGATTTGGTTTTGTTTGTGTCGCCGGAAGTGAAAGCCGCGATGGATGTTGAAGCGTTCGCCGCAGCCTTCAACATTCCATACACTGATGTTCCCGGGCGTGTGATCACCATCCCGAAGGGCAACTTTGGGATCAATGGTGTTCAGGCAATCCTGACTACCAAGGATTTCTTTGTCCTTGCCGACACGCTCATGGAAAACCGGAACATCCAGAACCCTGCCAATCTTCACATCAATTACTTCTTCCACCACCACCAGATTCTTTCCTTGTCGCTGTTCGTTCCGGCCATTCTTTTCTGGACCGGTCAGGGCGACGTGATTACGTCGCTTGATACCCCGGTAACGGGCATCTCCGCTATCACGGCTACCTACAGTCAGGATGGAACCGCCGTGACTGATCCTGCCCCGCTGACACGTGGCGAGCTTTACATCATGGACGCCAGCGCCACGACAACCCCAGCCGATGGTTTCAACAACGGTGTGCGCTGGTCCATTGCTGGTAATGCCAGCAATGGAACGTTCATTTCCCAGACCGGCAACCTGATCATCAGCGGCCTTGAAACGGCCACCAGCATTGACGTGACGGCTACCACATCGTGGATTGATCCGGCCGGTGTCGAGCGTGACGGGGATACGGTGACCAGGACTTTCCTTATCACGGGTGCGCTCCTGCCCTTGTGGCCGCGCAAGGACATTCCGACCGATATCAAGGTGGAAGGCACGAGCGTTGTTCCGCCGTTCGCTATCGGCACGTTTGCGTACACTGCCATTACCCCCACGGGCACGGTCAACACCGTGGATGATGTGGTCATGACCGGTGTTGCGGCTGGCGGTTATGAGGTCACACTCAACACGGCGAAGGATGTTGCTACGGTTACGCTGACTTCCGGTACGGATGCGGTGTACACTGTGACTGTGAATCCGCCCGCCTGACCGGTTTCACCTGCCATGATGAACGACCCTCACCAACATATGGTGAGGGTCGTTTTTCGATGCTAAGGTTAGACCATATTTCTTCCATCAATTTGAGGATAATCTGTGAATGCGATTCATGATCTGCCGACAGAATCAACTTTTGGTTATGACCATAACTATTCGGCATGGGCACCAAACAGTCACGTGACCATTTGCAAGGTTCCATGGAATTCCAGCTACCGTGACATTGTCCGCTTCACCAACAGGGCTGCGCTCAACACCTACATTGATAGCGCGGGTGGTGAAGTCATCAGCGTACTTGATGCTGTGTATCTGAAAATGGGTCAACCCATTGACCTCGACATTCCATTCAGCGTTGCAAACACTTTCAATTATTTGCGCGTCTACAATCCATCTCAGCCGATTACAAGCCCTGGCGGTTCTGACCAGCCTGTTTATTTCTACTACTTTGTCACCAATGTGGAATACATTGCACCCAATACAACACGCTTCAATGTTCAATTGGATGTGTGGCAAACATTCGGTTACGAAATTACTTTCGGAATGGCTTTCCTTGAGCGTGGCCACATGGGAATTGCAGCCGACAACGCATTCACAGATCATGGACGGCAATTCCTGAACGTTGCCGAAGGCGTGGACATCGGCAACGAATACAATGTTGCACAGAATTACCAGCACAGTATCGGCAGTGCACGCGGTCCGTTACAGGATTATGACATTCTGGTCATGACAGCGGCATCATTTTCAGGTGATCTGGGGACAACGGCAAACCCTAATCTTTCCAGCGCTACAGGTTCAATGATGGAGAATCTGCCCAGCGGATGCGAGATTTATTGGATTGACGGTAGCCACTTCAACCAATTCATGTCTGACTTGTCAGCCAAGCCTTGGATATCTCAAGCCATCGTGTCAATCACAGCTATCCCCAATAACGCGCAAAGTCGTTACGGTTTGATGCTGAATGATTTTGCGGCCCCTGGCTTACCATCCATGCCAGCGGGTAGCATCAAACAGGTTCTTATTGGTTCTCTCACGAATCCAAGTATCACGCTGGCAAGCAATTGGCGTGACAGCATACTGAATGTTCGTATCCCGGCACAATACCGTATTCTCAAGAAATTGCTGACGTTCCCTTATTGTGCTCTGGAAATGACCACCTACACAGGTCAGCCAATCATTTTGAAGCCGGAAGCATGGGACAACCCTGACATCCAGATTGAAGAAAACCCGCACCTGATCCCCGGTAGCGCACGTGTGGTGTTCTATCCAAACGGCTACAACGCTTTGCCGGGTAGTACTTCCACAACTGATGCCAACGGCGTAGTGAATGACAACGGGGAATTTCTTGATTTGGCTACGTCCATCACCAATTTCCCCACATTTTCTCTGGTCAATAACTCATACATTGCTTTCCTTGCCGGAAATAAAAACAGTATCGCTTTCCAAAATCAGTCCGCTGATTGGTCACAGCAACGCGCCTTGACAGGCAATCAATTGTCTTTCGATCAGGCAAGCGCTGGTATGGATTTGACTAATAAACTCAATGAGTTGAACATCAATGCATCAACCCAAAACACAAGTCTTGCTAATGAGACAGCCGGTTTCAATAACATTCAGGGTGGATTGAATGGTCTTGCAAGTGGGTTAGCGAACGGGAAGGCAATAGATGGGGGCTTGGCTTTCCTGAATTCGGGCATCAATCAGGCCATTACTCAGAACCAAAACAATCAGGCTCTCAACATTTCCACCAACCTACGCAACTCGTCCACCAACGCGGGTATCGCCAATGCGGCTTATCAGCGGGATACCAACAAGAGCTATGCGGACTATGCCAGCAAGGGCGACTATCACAACGCCATTGCTGGTATCACGGCCAAAGTCCAGGACGCGAAACTGACTCAACCGACAACGAGCGGACAGGTGGGAGGGGACGCCTTCAACCTGACACGGTACCACTGGGGTGTGGATGTCAAGGTAAAAATTTTGCAAGGGAGCGCCATGAATACGGTAGGCATGTATTGGCTACGGTTCGGATACCAGATGAACATCTGGACTGTCCCACCCGCTGATCTTCATTGCATGACCAAGTTCACCTATTGGAAATTGCGTGAGTCCTACATAACAGCCGCAAAATGTCCTGAACTTTTCAAGGAAACCATTAGGGGAATTTTTGAGAAAGGTGTTACTGTTTGGAGAAACCCAAGCGATATTGGAAACGTCACCCTATTTGATAACGCCATTGTGACAGGAATAAACCTATGAGCAAGACTGAATTGAGCTTCACGCAATTTGACTCAAGTTATTGGGGGTTCAATACTGATCCTCAAATGAATGATCAAGTGTTGACAGAGCAAATGTATTTGCAGACACTAACAGAATTGTGTGTCAACCGTTTCCACTGGGAAGGCCTACCCAAAGAAATTGACAAGCGCTTCATTGAGCTTCAATTGCATCAGTACGGACTTGTCCTTTTCTTCCACGAAACGGAAAAGTACAATCGTTATTTCGCATTGGGCGGCACGGCCATGGGTGAAATAAACATGTACAACAACCCAACGCAATTCATGGCCATCGGAAATTCAATGATCCAAAAAGAATTGAATGCTCGTGAGTGTGTCCCCATTTGGGCAAATTCAATGCGTATTCCGCAATGGCGTGCACTTCAAATTTATGCACGCAAGCTTGCAAAGATTGACCGCACTATTGATATCACTGTTGATAATCTGCGTTACACGCGGCTTGTGACAGGAAATGCCAATCAGCGTCAATCGCTGGTCAACATTATGCGTCAAGTTGATGAAGGCAAGCCGCTCGTGTACACCACGCCCAACTTTGACCCTGCTTCCATTCAGGCTCTTGACTTGGCTGTCCATCCTGATGTTCTGCCTAAGCTTATGGATGCGCGTAATTCCTTGTGGAATCAAGCAATGGGCTTCCTTGGGATCAACAATGCCAATCAGGACAAGCGTGAAAGACTTGTTGCATCGGAAGTGTCCGCCAATGACGAGCAAGTGTTGGCTGTGCGCAAGTCAAACCTGAATGCACGGCAGTATGCTGCCGAACAAATCAATGACATGTTTGGTTTGGATATCAGCGTCAGCTTTGATCAAACCGACGCCATGTCAGCCGTTCCTGACGGTATCGGACAATTCGATGGCGTGTCTGACGACAATCTGGCTGTTGCCGGTCAAATAGGTAAGCAGGATGAAAAGTAATGGGAACGTTTACGGTCACTTTGCAGGAAGCCATTGACCTTTCGCCGCGCGACATCACGCCGTATGTTGCGTTGGGTTTGGATACCTACCCTATCTTTGATGAAACATACCGTGAAGCATTGAACGATAAAATCATTGCCCACTTCAATGAACAGGAAATAGGCCACGAAACTATTTCCATGTTCCAATACGCAATGCGTCGTAAAATGAGCGAGATCATGCCGCTGTACAATCAGCACTATATTGCGTCCAGGATTGCCATTGATCCGCTCCTGACAGTCAACATCCATAACGTGGTTGCCGGTACCTTGACGGACACCACTACCACGACTGGCACGGAAACGAACACCACGAATAGCACGAGCGACTCACAGGGCCGCGTGGTGGGTTCCAATACACCGCAGGTGCGCCTTGCCGGTAACGCGGATTATGCGACGAGTGCGCAGGACTCCACAGGACACACGGCGGCTGAGGGTACGGCATCCCAGAACACCGACAACACCCGTAACGGTAGCCAGGACACCAACAATGATGGCCACACCACAGGATATTCAGGCAATCCGGCCGAAATTATCTTCTCTCTACGCCAGACTTTCGTCAATGTGGATATGATGGTTATCAACGAACTTGAAGAGTTGTTCATGATGGTATGGGACAATGGTGAAGAGTTCACAAGGCCCGGTATGGGGCAATCAATGTTTTTCAATGGCTTCTACGGATGGTTCTAGAAAGGAAACATCATGACCTTTACCCCCTTTGCCGGATTCGGCCCACTGACCCGCGTATCCCCGTTCACACACCGCGACAATGCAACATATTTGCGGATTCTCCAAGAACTGATCAAATACATCAATGAAACCCTGGCGGATGATTGGGTTGCTGAACTTCAATCATTCCTTGACCAGTTCAACGCCAAGGTAACCGAGTTTGAAACCAACCTCAACACCACGGAAGCCAATTGGCAGAGCACCTATGATGCTTTCGTTGCTTTGATGAACAGCGCGTTTACAGTCTTTGAGGGAACCACGAACGCAACTGTTGCAGCTAATCTTGCAACAATGCAGGCTGAGTACACAACTTTCACTACGGCTATCAATGCGCAAGTGGCAGTTATCAACAACAAATCTGGTCCCATTGACATTCAGCGAGCCACGCTGACCGGAACATATAACGTCGCCGTCAATGGTTTGTGGCCTAACAATCAGCCTGTGTCGTTTGTTCTGACCCAGGACGGCACGGGTGGACGCGCTGTCACCCTGGCAAGCTACATCACAGGCCCGTTGAAAGTCAACGCGGCCCCCAACGGAATAACAGAATTCACTCTTGTGCCGTTGGGCGACACAGTGAACTGGAAAGTAGTGCAGAAAAACGCATTCAAGGCCGGTTTGATCAGCATTCCGAACGTGACGCCGGACTCAGAAATTCTTTTGGCACTGACCGAAGCCAAGACAGCGCAACGCGGAATCGTTGCGGGTGTGCGCTCCGACCCCGTAGGTACACGCGTGATTGAACTTCCCGCCGGGGATATCACCCTCACCCAATTCAACGCGTTGCTGGGGCGTGAAGCAATGACCGGTAAAGTTTCCGGTCTACGTTTCAAGGGTCAAGGGTCCGATATTACTACAGTCATTTACAGCCCCGCTGACGCAACACAAGCATTGTTGCTCAATGATTATTGGCACAATATCCATTTTGATGGAATCACCTTTGCGACCACTGTTACCGGTGCAACGTTCATGCAGTCCTATACCACCCATTCAGCACAGGATTACACATTCAATGACGTGAAATGGGTGGGGCCGTGGAAGTATGTTATTGATTTACAAGGCAATAACAATAACTCTGAACTGAAATTCTATGATTGCGCCACATCCGGCATGGCGTCGAATGGATCATTCATTTATGCAGGAAACACAAACACCAGTGACCAATTCCTGAACTATTGGTTCTATGGTTTCAAACACTGGTCAACAAGTGCAAGCATCATTGACATGTCCCATGGCGGGCACATTCACATGTTCGGTGTTGACGTGTCGGATTGGGGTACGGCACTCACGGCAACGCAATACATTTTCAATCTTCGCCAAAATTCGCACTCCCAGGGTGTTACAAGTCTTAGTGTGAACGGAATGCGTGTTGAAGCCAAGAATGCATTGGCCGCGCTCCTGTATTGTGAATGGTCACAGGGCGACATCAAAATTGAATGTGACTGGTCCTCCCAGACATTCGCCTACACTTACGGCGATATCATCGCCATGAGTTACGGCAACGATGCTGGACCGGTTGTGGTCCTCACAGGTCGCTATGCCGGTGGAATCAACATCAAATACGGGATCAGCGGGTGGGTTGAAACATCGTCCTTCACGGTACGTGACGCGGAATGGAAGCAAAAGAAGCGTCCTAGCGATGCTGTCACTTTCGTTCAAGACGGTGGACATAGTAACTACTTCTTCCCTTCCGTGTTGTTCGATAACGTGCGCCCTGATCTCACGTATCAGAACCTTTTCAACGCGAATGGGCTTAGTGTGTGGAATGCCCGCGTCGGACGCGCCCCGTTGGCCGTACCGCGCCCGTTCCGCGCGGTCAGTTTGCAAGGCGTGGGGGGCGGCATCAACTCCAACGACACCCTGGCCACGGTGAATCTACCGGTAGGTGCGATCATCACCGGCTTTACCATTTTTGGTACACCGGGCGGCAACGGCTTCACAGGGGCAACATGGACTTTCCAGACAGCGGACGCTACGCCTGTAACCATTGCCGCTATCAATGTCAATCAGGACTTGACACCAGGTTTTTACCGTCATACTGATCTGACAGTGCCTTTCGCGTGCACCACAGCGGCGAAAGCATCCGTTGGCTTGAAAGTCAGTGGTTCGCTGACTTCCAGTCCAACGTACGTAACTATTGAGGGTGCTTGGTAAGCTCACACAATGACCTACGATAATAACGCTAAGAAACTGGCTGTAAAGGCCATTGGAACAGTCGAGTCAAGCCTCATTTACGATTCGATCAATTACAGTGACCCGATTACCGTAGGCATAGCGCAATGGTTTGGTACCCGCGCAGCAGCACTCCTGACCAGGATGAAAGCAACTTCATCCTGGTCAGGTGTGCGACCGTCCATTGACAATGATCTAAACAATATTCCTGCTTCAAGTAGTTTTTGGAATACACGCTACCTGACAACTGTTGAGGGCGACTCCATCAAACCCGTGTTGACGGCTTGCTCCAACATCCAGGTTGACCAGTTGCAGACCGACCTTGAAGTGTACAAAACACATTTTGTTGGTTTGGGTATGGATGCCGACGCTGACACCAACGCCATGATCATGTTCTTTGTCGCCTATCATCAGGGACCGGTCTACGCCAACAACGCTTTTGCGGCCGCAGCGGGCACCCCACATCCGACGCTGGCACAGGCGCGTGACGCCATCCTGGCTGACCCCGTTTTGGGTGGCTACCCTACCCGCTACAACACCGCCTATGACATCATCAATTCGGGCGACACCAGCGGCATTCCTGACCCTGGCGGAAGCCCCGAAGCCCCTAACCCTGGCGGGGGCAACGGCGGGGCAGGTAGCTCGCGTTCCAACAAATATCTGACGGTTGCCGGTAACAACGCCGAACTGTATTTGGCTGACGGTTCCAAGCAGATGTTCTACACTGACGGCCGGGGCAGGTATCTACCGGCGGCGGGTAGCGTCACCACGCCTACTGACCCGCCCCAGCCGCCGCCTACCGGGGGTGATTGGGTCCACCCTTTGCCGACAGGTGTCATGACCAGTCCTTACGGGCCGCGTTCCTTTGACGGTTTCCACTGGGGGTGTGACTTTTCCACCCCCGGTTATGCCGGAAAGATTTATGCGCCAACTGACATGATCATCACCGAAGCCGGTTATGGTCTTGGTTCATTCAATGACTCAGCCGGATGGTGCATCAAAGCGCACACAACAGACCTAGCCTATACGTTTTGTTTCTACCACCAAGAATACGGGTCTCTTCAAGTGGCTGTAGGGGATACGGTGACCAAAGGAACGTGGATTGGTATTGAAGGCGCAACAGGAAACGTGACAGGACGCCATCTACACTTTGAATTGTATGAAGGCAACTATCCCAATCCGTGGCCACCACCCTACGGACCAACACCCATTGACCCCATCCCGTTGCTGCACAGTAAAGGCGTGACCACCTAATGACCACCGTTGCCGAAAAGGCTGTCACTGTCATTGATAAGCCCAAGAGGCTTGCTAGTGGCGCGGCTGATTTGCCGTACTACAATTTTGACCGGTTGTATTCGTATAATGCTGTATACAATTTTGTGTGCGGTTCCCGTGGTCTTGGTAAGACTTTTGGTGCCAAGGATAAGGTGATCAAAAAGTTTCTCCGACGCGGTGAACAATTCATCTATTTGCGTCGCTACAAGA